CCTCGCGAAGGATGCGTTCTAGGTGGGTTCGGAGTTCGATTAGGGCGTCCATGGGGTCTCCTTTGGGCCGCAAGTGTACCACGGACGGGCCGCGCGGGGTGTCGAGCGGCTCCTGTGCAAGCGGCGTGCCGATGGTTGACGACTACCTCTTGTGGCGCTTGCGTGTGATCCCTCAGACCTACGGGGAGACTATGGGGAGACCTTGGGGACACTCCAGTACACACCTGCGTACACACCTGCGTACACACCTGGAATTGCTGCAAGTGTTAGCCGTGAAAAGAGTTGCGACGAGCCGACGAACGAGCTAGTACACACCTGCGTACACACCTGAGTACACACCTGCGTACACGGTGTTGGGACGATTATAGTTACACTGGGGATTGTGGCATTTCAAATCAGTACACACCTGCGTACACACCTGCGTACACACCTAGGATTTCCGGAAAGCGATTGCGTGTATCGACTTGCGGCGACGCGCGGCGACGGCTAGTACACACCTGCGTACACACCTGCGTACACACCTGTCGTCGCGCTGTATGAAATAAGAAATAAGAAAATACATTACGCTTCGCTAGCCGGAGGAAGACCGGACCAGAACGACCAGCGCGTCGAGCCGATACCGCCGCAATGCGTATACGCCCGCCAGACGCGAGCGCAGGCCGCCAGTCGACAATCCAGCCGCACAACCGCGCCCGATGCGTCCACGGGGCTGCTAGGCGACGACGCGCAGGAACGACCATCAGGGCGGCCGATCGCGCACCAGAGGGATAGGCGATAGGACGGGTGGGAATTGCGAAGACGGCGGACCCCCCCCGGTCGCGGGTCCTTCCGGCGGCGCAAGGATAAAAGTGGGCGGATGCGAGGGGCCTTCCTTGCGGTCAGGGTTTGGTTCGGACCCGACCCGGCCCGCAAGCGGTACACTTCGCCGCGATTCGTCGATACACTTGGACGCACAGGAGACCCTCGATCATGCCCGAATACCGATCCCGCATCCGCGAACTTCGCACGGTCAGTGCCGCCGAACTCCGCGCCAACCCGAAGAACTACCGCACGCACCCAGAGCCGCAGCGTGAAGCTCTGCGTGGCATCCTCGGCGAAGTCGGACTCGCCGACGCCCTGCTGGCCTACGAGACGCCGGAGGGCCTGACGCTGATCGACGGCCATCTGCGGCTCAGCGAACTCGCCGACGCCGAGATCCCGGTCCTGATTCTCGACGTGACCGAGGCCGAGGCCAATAAGCTGCTGGTCACGCTCGACCCGCTCGCGGCGATGGCGGAGATGGACGCCCAGCGGCTCGACGCTTTACTGCGGGAAGTCGAGACCGGCGACCAGGCCCTCGCGGCGGTCTACACCGACCTGGCCGAGCAGGCGGGCATTCTCGAAGGCGTCGACGCGGACGACAACGAAAAAGAGCGGTACACTCGAAAAGTTGAGGCCCCGATTTATCGGCCGACCGGACCAAAGCCGCCGGTCGAGTCGTTGGTCGATAGGACGAAGTATCTTGCGATAATCGCGGAGATCGACGCGGCGGCCGACATCTCGGAGTCCGAGAAGGAATTCCTTCGAGCGGCGGCGGCCCGCCATCTAGCTTTTCACTACGAGCGGATCGCCGAGTACTACGCCCATAGCGGCGAAGCGGCGAAGGTGCTTTTCGAAAACTCGGCCCTGATAATCATTGACTGGGATAAAGCGATCGAGCTGGGCTACGTGAAACTATCCAAGCGGCTGGCCAAACTCTACGGCGAGGAGTACCCGAGCGATGACGAATGAATTCGCGGTGCTGATTTTGACCCACGGCCGGCCCGATACGGTAATCACGGATAAGACACTGCGGCGGCAAGGCTACACCGGCCCGATCTTCTACGTGATCGACAACGAGGATAAGACCGCCGACCGATACCGCGAGCGATACGGCGACAAAGTGATCGAGTTCGACAAGAAAGCTTACGCCGATCAAGTCGACGAAGGCGACAACTTCGACAACCGGAGAACGACTACACACGTTAGAAACGCTTTGTTCGACATCGCGGAGCGGCTCGGTTTCGAGTGGTTTATTCAGCTCGACGACGACTACGACGAATTTAAGTTTCGAACAAACGCCGAAGAACAATACCCGAGCGACCAATGGACGTTCAAAACAAAAACAAACGAAGTTTTTGACGCCGTTTTCGAGTTTTTTAGAAACTCGCCGTTCACCACGGTCGCCCTCGCTCAAGGCGGGGATTTTATCGGCGGCGCGGAATGCCATTTTGCCGAGGCGCCGACGATTTACCGCAAGTGTATGAACTCCTTTTTCTGCTCGACTCGCCGCCGGTTTCAGTTCGTCGGAAGATTGAACGAGGACGTGAATACATATTGCGTGCACGGAAGTCGCGGCGTGCTATTCGGAACGATACCACTCGCGGCGCTCGATCAAGGCCAGACTCAGGCTCAAGCCGGAGGGATGAGCAATGCCTATCTCGACGGCGGAACCTATGTCAAGTCGTTCTACACGGTGATGATGTGCCCGTCCTTTGTCGCGGTCTCTAGCCTTAACTCAAAATTCGCGAGAGTCCACCATCGCATTTCGTGGCCGAACGCGGTGCCAGTGATCCTCGAAGACAAGCACGCCTCGGCCGCCGCACGCAAGGCCCGAAATCCCGCAACCCGCAAGGCGACCCGCGCGTGACCCGGCGCAAGCCCGCTCCGGGCGTCGCCGCCGAGACGGTCTCGAAGCTGCAAGAGCAGAAGCGGAAGGCCGCCGAAGCCCTCAAGCTGATCCAATCCCGCGCCCCTGGTGCGGTCGAGCGGGATTCGTACCAGCGGCACCGCGAGGCCATGACCGCCCGCAAGCGGGAAATGAGCGCCGCCGCGCGCGACGTGGGCGAGATCCCCGCGCCGGTCCACCCTGATCGTGTCGCCGCCTGCCGCCTCGACTTCCGGCTCTTCTGCGAGACCTACCACCCCGCGACGTTCTCCCTTGGCTGGAGCCCCGACCACCTGAAGGTCATCGCGAAAATCGAGGCCGCCGTTCTCCGTGGCGGTCTCTTCGCTGTCGCCATGCCCCGCGGCGGGGGCAAAACCTCGCTGTGCCAAGTCGCCGCCGAGTGGGCCTTGCTCTACGGTCATCGCCGCTTCGTCGTGCTCGTCTCCGCCGACTCCGACGGGGCCGCCAGCGCCCTCAAGTCGATCCGCTTGGAGCTCGAAACCAACGACGAGATCGACGCGGACTTCCCGGCGGTCACGATCCCGCTCCGCAAGCTGGACGGCATTCACCAGCGGCGGCTGATGTTCGAGGGCCGCACTCTCCGCCAGTCCATCAGCAGGACCGACCTGGTGCTCGCCGACATCCCCGGCCCGGCGTGCGAGGGCCGCGTGCGATGCGTGGGCATCACCGCCTCGATGCGCGGCATGGTTCAGGCGCTCGGCGACGGTTCGCGCATCCGGCCCGACATGGTGATCGTGGACGATCCGCAGACCGACGAGTCCGCCCGCAGCCCAGCCATGACCGCCGCCCGCGAAGGAATCATTCACGGCACGATTCTGGGTCTCGCCGGCCCGCGCACGAGCATCGCCGCCATCGCGCCCGTCACGGTGATCCAGCAGGGCGACCTGGCCGACCGGATCCTCTCGCCGGACTTGCACCCGGACTGGCAGGGCGAGCGGTGCAAGCTCGTCTACGCCTGGCCGGAGTCCGACGAGGCCAAGCGGCTGTGGGACAAGTACCGCGAGATCCGGCTGGACTCGCTCCGCGCGGGTCGCGGGATCGCCGACGCCACCGAGTTCGTCCGCCAAAACTACGACGCCATGCACGCCGGCGCGGTGCTCGGCTGGGCCGAGCGATTCAAGCACGACGAATGCAGCGCCCTGCAAAGCGCCTGGAACATCCGCCTGCGGAATGAAGCGGCCTTCATGGCTGAGTACCAGAACGACCCGGCTCCGCTGTCGATCGGCATCGACGTGACGCTGTCCGCCGCCGAGATCGCCGCGAAGATCAACCGCCGCGACCGTGGCGTGTGCCCGATCAACACGCAGCACGTCACCGCCATGATCGACGTGCAGGAACGCCTGCTCTACTACGCGGTGATCGCCTGGGAGCCGAACTTCACGGGCTACGTCGTGGACTACGGCACCTATCCCGAGCAGCCCGGACCCTATCACACTTACGCCGAGGCCCGCCGCACGCTCGCCGACCTGGGCGTCCCCGGCGAGGAGGCCGCGATCCACGCGGGACTCGAACAACTCACGTCGCGACTCGCCGCGATCCAATGGCCGCGCGAAGACGGCGCGACGCTGAGCGTAGACCGAATACAAATAGACGCGAACTATAAGAGCGACACTATTTACGCCTTCTGCTCGGCGGCATCTCATCGGCAGATCATCACGCCATCCCACGGAAAATACGTCGGCGCCCGCTCGGCCCCGTTCTCCGATTACAAGAAGCGGCCCGGTGATCGCGTGGGCCACAACTGGCGGCAACCCAACGTATCCGGCCGCCGCGCGACGCGGTACACGCTGTTCGACTCGAACTACTGGAAGTCCTTCATCTACGCGCGGCTCCAAACCCCAATGGGCGGCCCCGGGTGCCTGTCGCTCTGGGGCTCGGACCCAATCGCCCACCGCCTGCTGGCCGACCACCTGGTGGCCGAGTACCGCACCCGCACCCGCAACCAAGACCGTGGCCGCGATTGCGACGAGTGGTCCGCCAAGCCCGGCAAGCCCGATAACCACCTGTTCGATTGCCTCGTCGGCGCGGCCGTCGCCGCGTCGATGCAGGGGGTGGAATTGGCGGGCACCGGCGTTGCCCAGCAGGGCGAGCAGCGAAAGAAGGCCGAGATCCCCGCGCACCTTCGGAGGCGATGAGCATGGCCCAAGACGACCGCCCCGACATGAGCTACCACCGCATCCGCGCGGAGCGGCAAAGCGGCATCAAGTGCCCTGAGTGCCACTGTTCAGACCTACGCACTTCGAAGACCCTCAAGATTGGCGACTTGGTCAAGCGGTGGCGTTACTGCCGCAACTGCGGCGAGGGGCCGATTGTCACCTTCGAATCCGCCGCCGTGAAGCGGCGATAGAATCACCCACCACCACCACCAACCCGGAGACCTGGCCCATGACGACCGACGATTACCTCGAAGACGAAGACCTGACGACCGATCCCGACGACAACGGCAACGACTTTGGCCTCGAAAACGACGGCCGTATCAACTACAGAAAGACTCCCTTTCCGTGGTTCGGCGGGAAGAGTAAAGCCGCGCCGCTTGTCTGGCAACTGCTTGGCGATTGCCACCACTACGTCGAGCCCTTTTTTGGCGGCGGCGCGGTGCTCCTCAACCGCCCGCATCCGTGCAACCGCCCGTACTACAGCGAGACCGTCAACGACCTCGACGGACTCGTGGTTAACGCATGGCGGGCGATGCAATATCACCCCGAGGAGACCGCCCGGCACGCTAGCTGGCCGGTCTCCGAACTCGATAAGAACGCCCGCCAGATCCACGTGCTCAATTGGCGCAAGAACAAAAACTTCGAACTCCTGGCGGGCACCCACGATTACTGCGACCCTCTAATCGCTGGCTGGTGGCTGTGGGGGACGTGCGTGCAGATCGGCGCATTCGACGGCGCGGCCCCGTGGACCGCCGACCCAGTTACCGGACGCATCCGCAAATGGAAAGACATACAGGTTGAACGCGAACCTGGCGTCCGCCGCAATCGGCCGGACATCAACAACAACGGCCGAGGAGTCAACCACGCCGGAGCCCGCGAACCGGGCGTCGCCCGCGACCGGCCGCACATCGGCGACAACGGCCAAGGCGTCAACCGGCCGCAAGCCCGCGAACCTGGCGTCTTTCGCGACCTGCCGGACATCAGCTCGGGCGGCAAAGGCGTAAATCGGCCGCAAGCCCGCGAACCGGGCGTCGCCCGCGACCTGCCGCACATCGGCGACGACGGCCGAGGAGTCAACCACGCCGGAGCCCGCGAACCGGGCGTCTTTCGCGACCGGCCGGACATCGGCAACGACGGCAAAGGCGTCAACCGGCCGCAGGCCCGCGAACCGGGCGTCCTGTCCGACCAACCCGGCAACGAGTTCCATGCCATGGCGATGCCCGAATTGATCCGCTGGTTCCAGTGGCTGTCGGCCCGCCTGCGTCACGTTCGGATTATCAACGGCGATTGGTCCCGAGTCTGCACCACAGGCGCGGCCCACACGCTGCCGATACGCCAAGGCCACGGCCCGTGCGCGTTTTTCTTGGATCCGCCCTACTCGACCGAAGCCGGGCGCAACATGACCCTTTACGCGATGGAATCCGGCAGCGTGGCCCACGATGTCCGCGAGTGGTGCGCGCGAAACGGCGCGAACCCGCTCAATCGGATTGTGCTCGCCGGGTTTGACACCGAGCACTCGGAACTCGAAGCCCACGGCTGGACGGTGCACGAGTGGTTCGCGGCTGGTCACTTGCAGGGCGGCATGGGCAACGTGAGAAAAGACAAGAGCAAAGGCGGCCACCAGCAAAAGCGGGAAAGGCTGTGGGCGTCGCCGCATTGCTTGCCCGTTGGCGAAGCGGCCAAGCCCCGCACGCGGTCGCTATTCGGCGATGATTAGGCCACCCGTAGCCTAACCGCATTTACCTCTCGCCGCCCGTCGATATCGTGACGGGCATGAGCGATCTATCGAGCGAAATCACGACCGCCGCGACGAGCCCCGCCGAAGTCCAAAACGGCGACCAGCGGGTGAAGGCCCGCACCGTCGCCGAGGTGATCGAGGCCGACAAGTACCTCGCCGCCAAGGCCGCCGCCGCTCAGTCTCCGCGCGTCCTGCTGTCGCGTCTCGTCCCCCCGGGGGCGCAATGATGCTCCGCTGGCTCCTCGGCGATCGACAATCCGCACGAGCGAAGGTTGACGCCCGCGAAGCCCGCGCGGCCGCCGTGGCCCAGCTCCTCGCCCGTTACGATGCCGCCGGCCTATCGCAAGACACGAAGAACCACTGGGCCGCCGCCGACAACCTATCCGCCGCGTCCGCCAACTCCCGAGCGGTCCGCGATACGCTGCGCCGCCGCTCGCGGTACGAGACCGCGAACAACAGCTACGCCAACGGCATGGTTCGCACGCTGGCCTATCACTGCGTGGGCACCGGCCCGACGCTCGCGATTGACCAGGACACGGACTTTGCCCGCGAATGCGAAGACCGCTTCGGCGAGTGGTCCGAGTCGATCGACCTCGCCGGCAAGCTCCGCACGATGCGCGAGGCCCGCGCTCGCGACGGCGAAGTTTTCGGCTTGTTGACCACCAACCCCGCGATCTCGAACCCGGTCAAGCTCGACCTGGTGCCGATCGAATGTGACCGCGTGACCGACCCGCGACTCGTGGGCTACTCCACCGGCCCGTCGTCGTATCCGGGCGGCGAGATCCAGCGGCGATACAATGACGGCATCACCTACGACGCGGCGGGCAACCCGACGACCTACACGATCCTCGACGACCACCCTGGCGAGATCTTCTACACGGCGCCGACCTACCGCGACGTGTCGGCCGAATTCGTGCTGCACTGGTTCCGGCAGGACCGCCCCGGCCAGCGGCGCGGCATCCCCGAGATTACGCCCGCCCTGCCGCTCTATGCGATCCTCCGCCGCTACACGCTGGCCGTCCTGACCAGCGCCGAAGTGGCGGCGATGATGAGCCTGTTCCTCAAGACCACAAGCCCCGCCATCAACCCCGCGTCGGTCGATCCGTACGACCTGATCGACCTCCAGCGCAACACGATGATGACCTTGCCGGACGGCTGGGACGTGCAGCAACTCAAGGCGGAGCAACCGACGACGACGCACGACGCATTCGCCTCGACGGTGCTCCGCGAAATCGCCCGATGTTTGGACATGCCGTACTCGATCGCCGTTGGCGACTCCTCGAAGCTCAACTACTCCTCCGGCCGGCTCGACCATCAGACCTACCACCGCGCGATCGGCGTGGATCGCGTGGCCTGCGAGCGCTCAATCCTCGACCGACTGTTCGCGGCCTGGTTCGACGAGGCCCTGCTGACCCCTGGCCTGTTCGCCGGCCGTCCCGACGGCCCGCTGCGATCCTCGTGGGACTGGCCGCCATTCGCCCACGTGGATCCGCGTCTCGAAGCCGAGGCCACGCAGATCGACCTTGCCAACGGCCTAACGTCTCTCCCGAGCGAACTCGCGATCCGCGGCCGCCGCTGGGAAGCCGAATTCGCTCGCGCCGCTCGCTCGCTGGGCGTGACCGTCCCCGAATACCAGCGGCTCCTTCGCCAACGCATTTTCGCGGCGGGCGGAGCGCCGGCGGAGAATCAATCCGCAGGGACGCAGCGGCCCGCCGACGACGCCGAGGACGATGACATGGCCGACGACACCAGCGACGAGGAGACCGCCGCAGATGCGTGACGAGACGATCCTACTGGCCGCCGCGCCCGTCGAGTGGGTCCAAGCCGAGATGGGCATGGGCGGCGACGAAAAGAAGCTCAAGCAGTTCTCCGGCACCGCCTACACCGGCGGCGCCATGAAGGCCAATTACCGCCAGCCCGTGGTGATCGACCTCGCGGGCCTGACCGCCGCCAGTGAATCCATCCCGTTCCTCTATCAGCACGACCCCTCGCAGATCGTGGGCCACGGCGTGGCGGCCATCGGCCCCGATTCGATCCGCGTATCGGGCCAAGTGTCGGGCGTCGGACAAGCCGCGAGCGAAGTGACCGCCCTCGCAGCCAATGGGTTTCGCTGGCAGATGTCCGTCGGCGTCTCGCCGAGCCGAATCGAGCAAGTCGACGCCGGGGCCACCGCCATGGCCAACGGCCGCCAATTCACAGGCCCCGCGGTTATCGTCCGCGCGGGCGAACTCCGAGAAGTCTCTTTCGTCGCGATTGGCGCGGACGGCCGTACCGCCG